TGCAGAGATATAACAGTAATGACTTTTTCCCACTGGGTTTTGTCTTGCCTTGCTCATCGGCGGTTGAGCTCTATATTATGCGCACTCTGTAAGAATTCCTACTTGTGACAATCGCTCTCTCACGACTCACATTTCAAATTATGATAGCCATGGATTAAAAGATGGCAACGGCCACACAGGTGTGTGTGGTGCCTTAATGTTACTAGGCTTAAATGGACAGAGGTCACGTGAACTTAGGATCAATCGGTTCGTGTATCTCAGTTGGTTGACTACGGCCCCTTAATTAACTCATCTAAGGTTAAAGTTTGAGAAAAACCCCCACATGAATATGAAGTCTTTAATAATCGCTATTTTAAAATCAGGTTTGGCACCGCTCACTGCCATTTCAGCTTTTATTACAACTCTTTTCAATTTCTTTCGACCGACCGTATGTATTGATAATGTGAAGTCTTTAGGTATGCGGTTGATCACTACTCCATTCGAAGAATATTTCATTACTTTCTTCGGATCGTTATTTATTTATGCCTGCACAATTGCAATTTACATCCAATTTGGTGTTAAGATCAAATATGGATGGTTTGTTATTCTTTTTGAAGTCTTAATTTCTATCTTTGGTAATGGTTTGTTCAAAAGGAGATTCTATTTTTGGGTATTCTTTGTTATACCTTGGATGGAAATAATTGTGCTTCTTAGCTCATTTCTCGTCTTGATCTTGATACGATTTTATGCTGATTTTTACAGGAACTATCATCCTGATTGGTCTATTGATGTCAATGGTTCAGATCGATATCGTTGGGTCGATCATTTTGTTGATTTGATGGAATATATATTTTTCAGCTTGATCTTTGGTTGTGTCTATGGATTTATACGCTGGGCTTTTCAGTTGTCAGTTCTTACTGCTACCCATTTGACTGCTTGTATTATGTATGTTATTGCAAGGACATATCATATTAAGTCTGTCTTCGTTATAATCCTAATTTGGGTATTGAGTATGGTTGATTTTTCTTTATTGCCCATATTTATTTTTGGTTTTATTGGTTTTGTTCACTTTTACTGCTTTTGTATTACAGCATCTTTATTGACTTCACATTGGTGTATGCCCGTTGGCGGTCGAAGTGATTACGTAAAACAGAAAATTAGCTATGCATTAGCTCTTACTGTCATTAATGCTCATACGGATTTGAAAGTATTTTGTAGACATTGGAATAACTGTAAGTACTATGACAATCCAAACGCAATTAGAAAATGGATGGCAAAAAGTTGGCCATCCTTATATCTTAGATCGGGAATTAACTGTCCGATGATTAATAAGTTTTTGCGATCTATGAAAAAATCCATCGTTTCAGGGTTCGATAGAACGATGGAAATTATTAAGAAGAAGGTTGCCCAAGAAAAAATTAAGTGTATTGATATTATAGGAGGTTCATTACCAAAGTTGGTGCCAATTGGGTCTACATATACTATACCAACGCAATGGGCATACGCACCACATAAAGGTGATGATTTTACTTTTATGGATATTAGACATCAATCAGGGAAGGTAGTTTGTCTCTATGGCTCGCCTATAACTGCCTCCTGTTGTGCTAAGTTTTCAATTATATATAAATTTGCTGCCGATCATGATATGTTATATGAGTTGGAGCAATTAGATATGTATGTAACTGGTGGCAATTTAGCACCAGTTATAGGTAACGATTGGGATACTATGGTTGGCAACTTATTTATTGGTCTATGGCCTTCTATTGTAGCTGCTGCGCCAAAACATCCGACCTTGTCTTTACCTAGACTACCTCCTGCAAATACAGATTTAAAGTTTCTAATTGATTATTGCTCTATATTCAATTATACCTTATCCACATATACCATCACAAATAAGCAATCAAAAGTAGATAAGACTAGAACACATCAGCGTTTCTTTGCTCAAGGTGATGCCTTACCGTCACCAATATTGACTGAGGATAGTACTGACCCTGCTACTTTCTATTTAACTTCTATTGTTCAAGGTGGTACTTCTACTTATCATCTTCAAGTCCCTAGGTATATACCTAATTTTGCTAATAAGCCTGCTACCAGTATACCATTGTTACAGTGTGGTATTGATGCAGTTAGTCAAGCTTATGATTACATTACAGGGTCTGTGACAAAAGGTACTCTTAGACAGACTTTACTAGACCAGATTGGTGAAATTCGTAGGCTGTATGGTACTAATGACGTGACTCAGTTAACTTTGCCCGAAATAATCTATTTGATTAAAGTCAATGGATTAGGAATTTCCGTTATTGAGTATGGCAATTCAGAAACTATGACCACTGAATTGTATAATTCGCCTTCACCTGCAGCGCTAATCGGCCATAATACACAACCAGCGGAGCACTGGTTCTTAGTGAAGTCACACTTCAGGTTAACTAATATTCAGGCAGCAGCTGTGAAAACTCCTAGTCTTACTGAGCTCGATCCTGACTATTCATATTACTTGAATACAAAAATGTCTCTCTATGTTAATGGTGGAGGTAGTATTAAGTTAGATACTTCTATAGCAGGCCAAGTTATGAATGGCTCGCTTGTTCTTAGTCCCTCTATATCTACATCATCTAACTTTACCATTAACACTGCTGTTTCTGTTACCAATGCGAAGCCCACTTACAAGATATGGGATTTTGACGTTACCGGTTTGCGAGATGCTAATACATTCTATGGATTTAGTAGCACACAACAGCAAATCATTGTGGCACTATTTGGACATTTGTTCCCAGACTTTTCGGTAGCTTTTGGTACAGAAAAACCCCACCAAAATGTTTTTAAGTCACTTATAGAGAATCTTCTATTAGCTTACAGTGTTGTAAACCGGATTACTACACCTTATTCCACCAGATTGTTAGTTGTCCCTGGGGATCAAAACTGTAATCTACTAGATGGTACTGTACTTTCCATTGATGTGTTAGGCAATTACGTTTCTCCACGTTGGAATAATATTATAACAAATGTCTCCCTAGACACTGTGTCTCTATTAATTCCTTATGGTCCACATGCTTATATTGTAGTCTCTATGCCCGGACTCACCTTTACTCCTCTAACTTATTTTCCCAATTATCTTGGTTACGCTACCTCTTTTGCACATTCCGAACTAAAAACAATGAGTTCGCTTGACAGAGTGACTAAGATCAATCGCATACATAATTATGCTTTGGTCAAAGTATTAGAGAAAGCAACAGCATCTCCTGTTGAACAAACCACTCTTTATGAATACCTTAGGTGTGAGCTACCTATTCTCGAAGCGTCGGTAAATGTCGAATCAAATGGATTAAAATATAAGGGACAAACGTATGAGCGTTGGCTTCACTTGCAATCAAGAAGTCCAATTAATCGCTGGTCACGAGAAATGTTTGATCACTTATATGATATGGCATCTCTGACTGATCTTACCGATATTTTTTGGGATTGGTGCCCTCCATACTTAAAGCACCTTCTAAATGAACATGTTAGAATGACTGTGGTGAATAGAGTATCAAATATGTATTACAGGGCAGGTAATACAATTAAAACATCGATGCCATTATATAAATGTGTTAGCGACTTGCCCGTTGCTAACAAATTTATTGAGTTGGTTCCTCGTTATAATTTCTTTTGGGAGTATAAATGGATGTTTTATAAACGTATTGGTGCCTTATTCTTTATGACCCTCCAGTTGAAGCATATTGCCAGAATCTTGCTTTCGTATGAAATTAGAGGTTACGGAGCATGGTGGGGAGTATTCTATTTAATAATTTATGTTATGGTTGATTTTATTACTTGGTTCTCTACTGTAACATTATTTACGACTGGTGACGATAAGGTAACATTAGCCTTACTTAGACTAAGTGGCTCAAATGTATCCTTTTCATTTAGTTGGAAGGATTTACCAGAGTGGTCAATTGCCATCATATTGTATTGTCTGGGTATAAGGTTGACCCAACATTTTAATGAAGAATCAGAAAAAATTTCACAGGCCTTGGTTCGTGATTTGTATCTTGTTGTGTGCAATGGTGCTTTGTGGGTCGCCTTTGGTTACGATTATTGGGATTATATATATAGTTTCTTTAAGTGGCTAGTCACTCCTGCTTATTATTATATCCCATGGCATAGTTACCTTCATGACTTTCAAGACATTTTTGATTGGTGGACTTTCCTTAGTGAGAAATTTAATTTCAATACATTAATTAACAATTTACCGCGCGACTGGTTCAGGCCTGTTGGGGGTACACAGCATTACATTGAATATCAAAAATTTGATGATATAGCTGCACCAACATGGTCATTACAAAAACCGTGCTATTATACTCGTGAAGGTAAGAAGTTAACAGATTTTTATGAATTGAAGGAATATATTAAAACGACTCACGTTGAGGTCGAGAATAAAAAGATCAAGCGAACCGGTCCCTTGTTGTTAGATGTTAAGGGAGGTAAGGCTCCTCATTGTTTTTCTTCTAGTGCATTTAATTTATTTAGTGGGGTTTTTGCTAGACATACAGCAAGTTTGAACGTTGCTAATATGGGTGTAAGGCATGATTTTAGCAATTTTAATCGTCGGAAGGTTGCCAAGATCGCCCAAAAAGTGAACTCGTATTTCAAACTTAATGGTGTGTCTACATTAGAAGAATATTTAGATCATCTGCCGCCTAACAAAAGAGGCTTATATATGCAAGGAGTCCTAAAATATGAAAAACATGCTACTGTGAAGATGCAATTAGAGGGCTTCATGAAAAAGCACGAACTCCTTTACGGCAGCATATTAGATTCACGCCCTAGAACTATATGGTGCCCTGACGAAACTTTGCGTGTTTTTGCTGGATGGTATAGCTATAACTTAATTAAGGCAGTAAAGGATTGCTTACCTTCATTTACCCACGGGCTTGATTGTGGTGGACTTGCGGATAAATTACACCACGCTCGTATCCAGATCCCAAATGCGACAAATATTGATTGGGATGGTTCCGCACACGATTCTAATCAACATGCATGGTGGATAGACTCTGTAGATAATGTTCTGATCAACAATACGATCTTTGAGTTTGGTGCTCGGGCTGGTTGGTCAATCGGTTTAATTCGAGATATTCAGAAAGCATGTACTGCATTAGATTTTCCTATTATTGTGTATTATCCGGGAACGAGACAACCTATGGTTCGAGGTGTTCTTTCTGGTACTGTATTCTCGGGACATCCCACTCGAACTACATTGGGGAATACATTAAGGGTACACTTATTAGTGGAATGGGTTATGAAAAATGCCTCAATAAAGAAGGTGAATTATCGTCACTTCGTTGCTGGTGATGATGTATTGATCTTTCTAAATATTGATTACATTTCTGCCTTTGAGAAGTCATGTTATACATACATGACACAATATAATGGTATTTTTGGGATAGGTTATAAACTCAAGAAGATCGAAAAACGAGGAAATGGCATTGATTTTTTGTCTAAGACTGGGGTGTGCCTTGATACTAGCGAGCCAGTTTTGCATAGGTATCTTGATAGAACAGTTATCGGTGCCAATTATACACATAAGTTAAAGAAGGGGTTTGGACCACCGGAACACGCATGGGCTGTGACTTCATCCATATTGTCATGGTGCAACGGTTTGAGTCCAATCATGGAATATGTTGACTATCGTAGACAACAAGTCGCACATTCCGTCCCTAAAAAGCGATCAGACATCTTTTGGAATGACCCTGAGTCATATTATAAATTAGTTTCACACGCTAATGATCACGCAACTGAAGAGTACTTCTCAAAAGGAAAGCCGTATTTGCCTGCTCTGGAGATTAACTATTTTGTAAATGACCCTCTCTGTCTAGATTCGCTTGATAAGTATAGATATAGGAATTAAGCAACGGCGATGTGCCTGGCCATGGACTAACGTAAGTGGTGGGGCACAAAAATCTATACAATTATCAACTCTTTCCTCGAGTATAAATTGGAGGCGAACTTGACTGCCAGAGTGTCGGCATGGTACTTTAGTGTATCATTTCACCCCGAAAGGGGTGACGAGTCGACCGTAACGACGTTAAACAAACGGGTACGGAACCGGGCCAGAAAGGCCGTCTCACACTGGAGATAAAATAGTGGTTCGGAACCAACCCCTCTTCGGAGGGTTGCTACTGATAGCAGTAGCTATAGGTATCAACATTGCAGTCTACGATCATTGTTGGTATGGGAGATCTTACAGTACTCCCCCCAG